TACCAAGTCACTATCAACATAGTGAAATATGATGCCTGGTATTGAGCTGGTCAGGTAATGCCTCCCATCGCTTGAATTAGCCTGTAGAACGGGAGTTGTCCCCTCCTCCCACTTGACGTCCTTTTTCAGAAACTTGAGGGCCATCGATCACACCTTGTTTTTCTCATGCGAAAGTGAGGTGACTTCGCGAAGAGCCGCATCATTGCTCATGTGGTAGGTCACGTTAGCACCACGCTGACCAGACCATGCTTCAAGCCAAACAGGGATCTCGACAACTTTGTCGATCATGCTGTTGGCCTGCAGCGGGATGCCTGCTTGGGCAAGGGCGTTGGGAACCCGTATCACGATTTGTTCTTCCTGGAAGCCGCCAAAGCCATTCGAACGACTCACCGCAATGCCGATTTCATGGCGGGTGATAGGGCCGTTCCGCCCCTGTGTGTTTTGCTGACGAGAGCCGAGCATACGGCCACGGATGAGAACACCTTGATGCATAAATGACACTCCTTAACTGACGGCCCTGAGGCGGTGCCCAGGTGATGATGGATAAGAACGAGGCGGCATTGCCCCTGGTATGGGTTCGACAAGAGTTCGAGTGACCATAGGAACACCGGACGGGTCACGTTCGATGGTGACGACTTCTGTTGGTTGTGCTGCTGTGGCCATGCGGTCTAGTGTGCTGACTGGTTCGACATACCAGTCGGGGTGCTGCCGCCCAAAATCGATATTGATCACCTGGATCAGCGGTACCACGTTGGAGGCTTCGCCAGAGAGATTTTGCAACTGTGCCTTGGTCAGGCCCACAGCCATCAAGTCAGTGAGGTGACGGCGGAAAGTCTCTCTGCTCATGCTGCGATAGACGGTCTCATAGCCTTCATTGAGCAGCCGGCGATAAAAGCCATGAACCCTTTGGGCCTTGGCATAGCTGGTGTTCCCCTTCGGGGTGATGCGCTGATAACTGGTGTAGAGCGCGTTACGGATCTCGTCGTCGGTGTAGACCTTCATGGGCTGTTCCCCCAGGGCATCAAACAGTTCTTTAAATGCGGCTTTCCATAGATCGGCAATCAAACAGCGGCCGTCTTGCTCGTAGTCTTTTTGGTACTGGATGGCGTCAAACAATCTGAACGGGACGCCATGCTTGGTCAGCGCCCGTTGTTTCAATCGGGCTTCAAAGCGAACACAGAGGCTCGCATAGAGCTGCAATGCTGGGTTTTTCATGACCTCAACACAGCGGCGAAGTGATTCATTTTTCGGCTGTTTTTGAAGGCGCTTCATGTATTCGGCCAGCTGACGCTGGAACTCTGGGCCCTTCAAATAGGCTTTCAAGGAACGATGGCGGCTGCCGGTGTTCCACTCTGCAGTAGTCTCATGATCACGGTTCATCCTGCTCTGCTTGGTCTGTCCGGAACGGATGTTCTTGAGTGCAGAAATGACCTGTTTCCCCTGCTCTTCTGTATTCACCCGGGCGGAGAACGTTACATCGATCCATTCAAGGGTGGTGTTTGGAATGTCCAGCATTTCAAACAGTTCAGGGCAGGCACATGCCAGAGTTGCCAGCAGTTCGGTCGAGCAGAGCTCAATGCTCGTTGGGCCGAATACGTTGTGGCCTTGCAGAAGTTTTGCTGGAGAGGCTTTGAGTTCGACACCTGGAAGGCGGTTGCTCCCCCCTTGATGGATCTTCATTGCAAGGCTGCCGAAGTGACTTGGCAGTGACTCGAAGGGATGGGACAGGCCGGAAACGGTCAAATCCCCATCAATCTCATACTCAACTGCCATAGCGGAGAGCTTTAGCCTCCCCTGCTTAGCGACCTGCTCCAGATCGATATAGACCCCCGAGCGATGATCGGCCGTTGGAGATACCAACTGCCATTCGCTTTTGAAGGGTAAATCGAGCTTGAGAAGGTCAATCACAAAAGGCCTGTCAATAGACAAATGTGTCGTTGTTAATGGCCACAAATGTACATTATGGGTAAGATGGGGTCAACCTTAAAAGGCGTTGGTACAGTGACATTAATGGCACTCAAATCGAGCGAGTCAAAAAGGCAGTGTTAGACTGGAGGATAAGTAATGAAACTGGCTGGGTATTATGAAATGGCAGACGTAGCAAGAGCGGAACGTATCAAGAACACCATACTGGCGTATGGGACTTACGAGGATATGGCTGACAGAACCGGCATAAGCACTAGGACATTAGTGCGAATGGCAACAGCAAAAACTGAGCCTAAGTTCGCTGATGTAATAAAAATTGCAGAAGTGACGGGGACAGAATTGTCTTGGCTGGCGTTTGGTGAGGTAAAGGAGTACGCAAGCCTAGAGGAAATGCATATTGTGCAGGCTGTGAAGACGTTGAGCGGAGAGTCCAGAGATACCCTAAAGAAAGTGATCCAGAGCATGACGTTAGCGGACAAAGTATTGGAACACATGGCCGGGGGAACGCAGTAGATAATCCCTTCCCAAGCCTACCGATTCAGGTCGCTTGATCTGTTTGTCACTGCGCATAAATGCGGATTATGTTACGGGCGCTCTGTCGTTGGGACGATGCCGCTTCGCGTCCCACGTCCCTGCCTAGTCGCGTCCCCCTGCCCCTTCGGGATTATCGCAGGGGGAAAACCCTCAACATAATACCGCGGCCACATTATGCGCAATGACGGATGCAGGAGGACAGAATGAAGAAACCTGAGCAATGGAGCCGCTTTGATGCGGTTGATGGCTTGGCCACTGAGGCCGACATGGTTGCTTATCTGCAGGCAGCTCTTGAAGATGGTGATCCGGCGCTGCTGACTGCGGCGTTTGATGATGTGGAGCGTGCTCGCGCCAAACTGCGTGGCCAGCCGCGCTACACGCTGGAAGAACTGTTGGCTCAGTGTGACCCCAATGCCACGCCACCAGGTGAAATGGATTGAGATCAGGGCTGAGCATTCTTAATCATGGCATTGAGCCGTAACACCTTGCCCCAAAGATTCGGAGGCACCATCACCAGCTCCTGGCCGGCTGCGGGCGCAGACGGCAGCGGTATGGGACGGTTACTCTCAAAGTAGAATTCAAAGGCGGTTACCAGCGCGTCACGTGCCTCGGCCAAAGCTTCCTCGCGAGAGTCTCCACCGGTTAAGGCTTCTGGTAAATCTGGAAAATATGCCATCCAAGCATCACCATCACGCTCGATCATTACGGGATAATTCATACCTTTCTCCTTGAACCTGCACTAGTCGAACGCAATGCCGATAAATAGGGTTATCGGCATCACGTGAGAGATAACGTAGGGGAAATTTAACCACTACGGCGACACAACTCCTGTATTAATGCGATCCATGACGAAGAACCATCATGGACACCTTGATCTGCCAACCGCAGAAGATCCTCACCTAAAGCCGACAATGCATCGTGCTTTGAGCCATAGTGCTGATAGTAGGAATTGGCTAGTTCAACCAACTGCTCATTTAGCTGCACCCGAACATCTCTTGGAACCATGTACCCTCCCCTTAGTCGATATTCTGAAACCACAAATGTCCCATTTTGAGACAAGAGTCCACTATTAAAGACAGTGGACTCTGGGGCCACGGATGCCCCCTCCCCCCCAGGGTCAGCGCGGGGCATCTAGCGCGCGCAAGAGCCGATGTGGTTCACAAAAGCAGCGTGCGCGCTTGCTGGATACGTCTCATCAGAGCAACAAGTTGCTCAGCCGAGCCGCATCGCCGATGAACACCAAGAGGGATGACCTACGCATAATCACCCCCCCCTAGCCGAAAATGAAAGCCTGGCAGCGAATGGATGGGGCCAACGAGAAATTGCGCATGCGCAAAAGTTTCGCATGCGAAACTCGGTGCCCATGACCAACCTTGAGACACTACCCCGCAAGCGGGGGCCCCTTCTCAAGGTTGTTCCTGGAATACGTGGTGGCGCTAGTTCAGGGGAAGCGCAGCGAGTGCCATCGTTGCCGAGCTTTCTTGCTGGGGCTTGTTGCCCTGACAGTACAGAAAATGCTCCCGTTCATCATATACCAAGCGCAGCAGACAAGGCCCAAGGGAATAGACCTGATAACCGGCCATCATTAAGTCGCTCAGTTTCATTGAGAAGGAATAGGCATTGTTGCCCCTGGCCTCCAGGTAGTACTCGAACTGGGCATGAAACTTACCGGTATTGTCCTTATAGGATGTATCCGCCCAGCCGGTGATGGTGATATCAAACTTGGAGAATGGGGCTTCCTGCACGCTTTTAGCGGGGGTAGTCGGCATGACTGGTGCCGCCGCCTTCACTTCTGGGTCGGAAGGCGCTGGTGATGCTGCTGCCTGCTCTACCGGCACAGATACCGGCGCTGGTTCATCATTACCCAGCATATTGAACAGGGACTTTACGCTCATCGGGACACCGATGAAGATGAGGATCACCGCCAACCACAACCACCATCTTTTCCACAGCGGCACAATGTCGGAGGCCTTGGCCTCCTGAACACTGCCTTCTGTTTGGGTATGAGACTTGTAGAACGGGAAGAACGTCTTGTCGTACCGGCGAACAGATTCAGAGAGGCAGGTTGCGCGAGCCCCAGCACCATCGAGCACTTTGCGGGTGTAGGTTTTATCAGAGCCCGCAGCGGCGTGTTTGCTGACCAAGAACTGGATCTCGATCATGTCACGCAGATCCTTGTGCACCTTCCCCAGGGACTGGGTCATGAACAGGATGTCGTGGCCATAATGACGATGCATGGAGAAGTATTCCAGGCAGTTGATGAGGTCATCGCTCGCCTTCTTGTTACGCCCTGCTCGGGGGTATTGGAAGTGACATTCATCAATGACAAACAGCGGGCCTTGCCCCTGCTCGTTGCGCCACTCCTCCAGGGTGAAGTGCTCGGGGTCAGAGAACGCCTTGATGGCGCCGTGCTCTCGACTAAAGCCATCCTGGCGAACCTCAACGAGATCCCTTACCTCCTCGCCAAACACGGCGATCAGATGATCCATCATCAACGGCAGGTTGGTGACCACCCGACGCCCTTCCTTGATGGCTGGGATCACGTGAAATGCGACTGCTTCATACGATTTGCCAGAGCCGGGACGGCCAACAATGATGTTTAGTGCCATGTTGTCTCCTTATGAACCGAGTCTGGTGAAGGGAACCAACTGGAGGAGCAGGCGAACGCCAATCGCTGTCACAATGATGGCTGAGGCATCATTCACCCCCGCGATCGCCATGATGTTCTGCACATCAGCGGGGAGCATGGAGAAGTATTGAATGATGTTCATGGCCCCGAGCATGGAGCCAAGGCCAGAGATAGCCAGGTGAACAATCGACAAGATCGCTTCAAAGAGGAAGCAGGCCAAATCCTTGAGCATGTCAAAGAGCGAGAGCAGCAGTGAATAGAGCAGGTTCAGGAAGTCATTCCAGCGGTGAGCAAACCAATCAAGCATGAGAGCACCTCATTTTTCGCATGAGAAAATCAAGCAGCGCGGACTTAGCCGCCGAACACTAAACGTCTGGCCAGCAAGCCGGCGCAGAAGATGACGAAAGCACGAATAGCTATCCAGACATTCGGCGGCACGGTAAGTTGATGGCAACCGAAGTCAGCGAATCCCATGTCAAAACAGATTGTCCAGGTAGGGTATTCCCCTCCCCCTGACAGCTGTAGGCGGAAGCCATTAAGCCAGTCAAAAAGCGCGGTATGTTGCAGTTCTTGCGTGAATCCGCTCCATACACCTGCCATCCCTGCGGGATAACGAGACTTCCACCAAGAGGTTCCCTGCGCGGTATCGGGCAGGGTTTGCGCGGGGACACTGGTTGTTAAGGTGTCGGAAAGCAGCCGGTTAGTTTCATCAATCCGCGTTTCTACGCCATGAAGGTCAACGGCGTTGGTCGTAGCCAATAGCTCATTGGTGCGGTCGAGACGAGATTCCAAGCCGCCAAGGTTGGAGACGGTAACAGAGCTGGGTATGCTGCCAGTGCCAGTGCCAGTGCCAGTGCCAGTGCCGGTTCCCGAGCCAGTCCCAGAACCAGTTCCCGACCCCGTACCCGTACCCGTACCCGTCCCAGAGCCTGATCCAGTATTGCCACCTTCACCTGGAACGGTTGGTTTCGGGCCGGTGATAACAGGGCGAATTACACCGCCTGCAATTGCACCAGTATCTGGGTCTGTAGTCGGTTTGCCGGTGATAACGGAATTAATTGCATCACCATATATTGGGTCAGTGACGGGAGGGAGTGGCTTACCCGATGGTAATACAACGGGAGGTGTCCCAATAATATCGAAGTCTGGGCGGTTATCAGGCTTAACCGGAATGACAACCGAGTTATCTACCAGGTGAGGTTTGGGAAGGCGGGTGCCAGGATTGTTCATATCCTGCAAGTAGTGATCAGGAATAGTACCGTCAACACTAACACCATCGAGAACGCTAGCTACAGACTCCTCCAAAACCTCTTCTTTGTTTGTTGATTGAACCTTGAGAAGGTCGGTTTGATAGTCATAAGAAATGGCAGAAGTGACAACAGAAGATTTAAGCATAGTGTCATTTCTAAACTCATTAACAACAATGTCCACGTCATAAGCAAAGCGGTAGTTAGTACCGGAAATACCAAAAAAAACCTTCGATAATGGGTTGGCCTCACAGCGGTTATAAAAAACCACTCTTGTATTGTCAGGAGGAACCCTATCCTCCCGATAAAACTTACATGTTGGATTGGAATCCAAATATTGAGAGGTTCTAATAAAAACAACCATCTTAGCTTCTTCGGTGATAGCACCTACACAAGTAGCCATATCAAGGGCTTTGTCGCCTTGCTTCCAATATGGGTCATTGTATTTATTCTGAGAAGGATCAGGGAGACCTGTCGTGCGATTAGGAAGAATACAACTTGAAACAGGAGTGGAATCAGCATAAGGGGAATAACTAAATTCCTTCATGAGGTCACAATCAACAATGCCACTCTGAGAAAAATCACAACGCTTGACGTTATCCAAGCTATCACCATTCAAAGTGATGCCGTAACGCTTAAGCTGGAAAGAAAGCATACCGTAGGGGTCGATCTTCAAATCCTCCTTTGCGAAGTTCTTAAGCAACGGCGGAGTTGATATTGCAACAGCAGTAACAGCAGCAGCGCCCGCGGCGTACTGGACGGCCAGACGAGTAGCTAGGGTTCTGCCCGTCCAGATTGCGGCTTGTTCGGCCATAGCCATTACCACGGGGGCAAATGCCGGTAAGAACGCGCGAGCTTGGTTGACAGGCAGCCAGGCGGTGAGAAAGCACAATGAGTAAACAAGGAGTCTGCGCCACATATGGTGCTCCAAGAAATTTAGCGGCTAAATTCTTCGCATGAGAAAATGGCGCTGTAATATGTTGCAAAACGCTACAACATATTACAGTTGGCTTGCGTGGCTAAAGTTTCGCATGAGAAACTTTCCGTTAGAAAAGGGGGCTTATGCCCCCTTCATTCCCATAACAAACGCCATTCCTGACAGTCCCCCTATCGTAATAATTGACGACATGAAGACGATATAGGCAAAGGAAGCGGTCATTAGGCTTTGCTGACCAAGCGTTTGGCCAAGGAGATCCCCTTGGTTGCCAGCGCGATGCCAACAATAGTGACACCGGCACTTGCAACGAAGGTTACAACCGTCCCCAAATTGACAGCAGCAAACATCTGGTCAAGAGCCGATGTTTCTCCGGCAGCAAAAGCAGGTGCAGAAGCTGCAACGATGATTACAGGAATAGCTTTTTTGATAATAGACATAAGTACCTCACAAGAGATTAATTACTTTTTTCGCTACACCGATAGCGAAGCCAGGAAACCAACCGAGAACAACAACTGCGCCAAACGCCCATGAAAACATAATGGCGATATCTGACGGTGCTATATCAACGGTGGATTGTTTATATTCCTCTACGGTTTGGATAATCATAGAGGAACATTCTTTTACAGGGGCATCTGTCTGATATAGAAACCCCTGTTCATTAACAGCGATGCAATAAGCCATTTTTGCCTATGGTGTTATTCCCATGAGCGATAAAGAGTCTTCATTACCTTTTTCAATTCTTGCTCAGTGTTAATAACTGTATTGCCGACATATACCAAGTCACTATCAACATAGTGAAATATGATGCCTGGTATTGAGCTGGTCAGGTAATGCCTCCCATCGCTTGAATTAGCCTGTAGAACGGGAGTTGTCCCCTCCTCCCACTTGACGTCCTTTTTC